TGGCTGACCAAAAGGGTGATGCTTTGTTCATTGGTACGCCAATGGGTAGGAATCACTTTTATGATTTATACCAGTATGCAAGTTTATCGGAAGACGATACATTTAAGGGTTATCACTTTACTAGCTATGACAACCCCCTGTTAGACCCAGAGGAAATTGAGGCGGCTAAGAAATCAATGTCAGCCTACAGTTTCAGACAGGAGTTCATGGCATCATTTGAGGCGCAAGGCAGTGAACTATTCAAAGAAGAACATATTAGATTTTGTGAAGAAGAGCCTGACAGAGGTCAGTACTACATTGCAGTCGATTTGGCAGGATTCGCTGATGTGGCTAAAGTCACGACTAAAACTAAACGCCTTGACCAAACGGCTATCTCAGTGGTTAAAGCAAATGAAGAAGGTTGGTGGGTCGCTGATATCATTCATGGTAGATGGGGTGTGGAGACCACTGCGAGAAAGATTTTTGAAGCTGTTAGAGATTATAGACCAGTGGCTGTCGGTATTGAGAAGGGGGCGTTAAAGAACGCAGTGTACCCTTACCTCAGTGACTTGATGAAAAAGAACCAGAGGTTTTTTAGAGTTGACGAACTTACACACGGTAATAAGAAAAAAACGGACAGGATTGTTTGGGCGTTACAAGGAAGATTTGAACACGGAAGAATAACACTAAACAAAGGGGAATGGAACACACCATTTTTGGATGAGTTGTTTCAGTTTCCAAACCAGATGGTACATGATGACTTAATTGACTCGTTAGCCTACATAGACCAGTTAGCTAACATAGCTTATATGTCAGATTACCAAGAAGAAGAATACCAACTATTAGATACATACGCAGGGTACTAATATGCTATATGATGATAAAGACCAGTTTGTACTGGAAGAAACACTAGAAGGTTGGGTAATAAATAAATGTCAAGGTTGGCGTGACCACTTTGAATCCAACTATGCAGAAAAGTTTGATGAATACTACCGCCTATGGAGAGGACAGTGGGCGGCAGAGGATAGAACCAGAGAGACTGAACGCTCTCGTATTATCTCTCCTGCACTACAGCAAGCAGTAGAGTCATCCGTTGCGGAACTAGAGGAAGCCACCTTTGGTCGTGGTAAGTTCTTTGATATTGAGGATGACGTTTCCGATGCACAGAAAGCCGATATAGCCCTTTTACGAGAAACCTTAACTAAAGACTTCAAAAAAAATAAAGTGCGTAAGGGAGTAGCTGAGTGCCTTATAAACGCGGCTGTATTCGGAACAGGTATTGCAGAGGTAGTTCTGGAAGAAGAAAAAGAGTTTCAACCTGCAACACAACCAGTAATGGGTGGGGAGTTGACAGCAGTAGGTGTGAACATCGTAGACATGACCTGCGTAAAGCTACGACCAGTAATGCCGCAGAACTTCTTGATTGACCCCCTAGCTACTTCCGTAGACGATGCTTTAGGTTGTGCAGTAGATGAGTTCGTTCCTACTCACTTGGTTGAACAACTACAGGAACAAGGTGTCTATCGTGATGTGGAGGTAGGTCTAGCCGCCCCAGACTTTGACATTGAACCAGACAAGGACTTGTCAGTATATGAAGACGACAAAGTACGTCTAACTAAGTACTACGGCTTAGTCCCTCGTTATTTACTTAAAGCGGCACAACAAGAAGAAGAAGCAGAAGAAGTAGAAGAATTAGTCGCTGATGATGAAAATGAAAGCCACTATGTAGAAGCCATTGTTGTTATTGCTAATGATGGTACACTTCTTAAGGCAGAAGCTAACCCCTACATGATGGGTGACAGACCTGTCGTTGCATTCCCTTGGGATGTCGTTCCTAGCCGCTTTTGGGGCAGAGGGGTATGTGAGAAAGGGTATAACTCACAAAAGGCGTTAGACGCTGAAATACGAGCCAGAATAGACGCTCTTGCACTGACCATACACCCAATGATGGCTATGGATGCTACTCGTATGCCTCGTGGTGCTAGAACGGAAGTACGTGCAGGTAAGACTATCTTAACCAACGGCTCACCAAAAGAAGTACTACAACCACTTAACTTTGGCAATGTAAGTCAAGTTACATTTGCACAGGCGGCAGAACTACAGAAGATGGTACAGACTGCTACAGGTGCTATTGACTCAGCAGGTATTGCAGGGTCTATCAATGGCGACCAGACTGCCGCAGGTATCTCTATGTCGCTAGGTGCTATTATCAAACGGCACAAGCGTACTCTCATTAACTTCCAAGAATCATTCCTCATTCCATTTGTAACCAAAGCCGCCCACAGGTATATGCAGTTTAACCCAGAGAAGTACCCTGTGGCTGACTACAAGTTCCATACCTCAAGCAGTCTTGGTATTATTGCGCGTGAGTATGAGGTTACACAACTGGTGCAACTGTTACAGACTATGAAACCCGACAGCCCAATGTACTCTCAGTTGATTATGTCAATCGTAGATAACATGAACTTGTCCAACCGCGAACAACTCGTACAGGCTCTACAGCAAGCTAATCAGCCTAACCCAGAAGCACAACAGATGGCTATGGCGGCACAGCAAGCACAGATTGAGTTTCAACAGTCACAGACAGCGGCACTCCAAGGACAGGCGATTGAGTCACAAGCTAGAGCGCAAAAACTACTTACTGATGCACAAGCAGTACCAGAAGAGTTGGAGATTGACCGCATAAAAGCAATATCAGCAAATTTAAATGTAGGTGATGCAGACGATAAAGAATTTGAGAAACGACTCAAAATCTCGGAGCAGTTACTAAAAGAACGTGAGGTAGCTGTAAAAGAAAACCAACAAGGAAAAACTAATGGTAACACAGCACAGTCTCAACGAAGTAATCAACCAAGTCAACAAGGCATTCCAAGACCACAAGGAGCGAATACAGGCATTGGAAGCGGAAGTCCAAGTCCTAAAGTTGTACCAAGAGGAGAAGCCTAATGCCAAAAAAACCAGACCCAAGACTAGCAAGAGCAGGAGTTAGTGGTTATAACAAACCAAAACGCACCCCTAACCATCCAAAAAAAAGCCATGTTGTCGTGGCAAAGGAAGGTGACAAAGTCAAGACAATTAGGTTTGGAGAACAGGGGGCAAAGACCGCAGGTAAACCTAAGTCGGGTGAATCTGCTCGTATGAAGGCGAAGCGTAAATCCTTTAAGGCTAGACATGGTAGGAATATAGCCAAAGGTAAAATGTCAGCGGCTTACTGGGCTGATAAAGTTAAATGGTAAAACAGAGAGGTAATTATTATGCCAATGGGTAAAGGTACATACGGAAGCAAGGTTGGAAGACCACCAAAGAAAAAAACTAAAGCTAAAGCTAAACCCAAAAAGAAACCAATGAGAATGGGTAAATACTAATGGCTATGAAATACGCAATACCTAACTCAGTTCTCCGAGATAGACCTGCACGAGAAAAAATTTCTGATGCTTTTAGGTTATATGATAATGAAGTTGGAACTTTAGATGAAGCACTAAAAAAGTCTTTGATTTACCTTTCTAATACTAATTCAGAAGCACAGCGTGACATTTTAAAACAGCATATAAGAAACGAATGGTCTAATGTATCAAATCAACCTTTTCCCGAAGATGCTTTTAGTAGTTCAATGCCTCGTCAGCAAAGTGGCAAAAGAACTGGTAAGAATCCTATGGGCGGTAAAAGGGTTAAAAAATAATGGCTACTAAGCGTAAGTCCACTGTCAACAAGGCAGGTAATTATACTAAGCCTACAATGCGTAAGAACTTGTTTAATAAAATTAAAGCAGGGTCTAAGGGCGGTAAGGCAGGACAGTGGTCTGCGAGAAAGGCTCAGATGCTTGCAAAAGAATATAAAGCTAAAGGTGGAGGCTACCGATGAAAGTTAAAGCACCTAATGGTTATCACTGGATGAAGCAGAAGAATGGCTCTGTCAAACTTATGAAACATAAAGGTAAGTTTGTTAAACACAAAGGAGCAAGCCTTACTGCTGACTTTCCTGTTCAGAAGGTACACAAGTAATGTCTGCCTTAAAAAAGCCACAGAAAAGCCTTAAGAAGTGGACTAAACAGAAGTGGCGTACTAAGTCTGGTAAACCTAGCACACAAGGCAGTAAAGCAACAGGTGAGCGTTATTTACCAGAAAAAGCTATTAAAGCATTAAGTAAAAAAGAATATGCCGCTACGTCACGTAAGAAACGTGCTGACATTAAAAAAGGCAAACAGTTCAGTAAACAACCTAAGAAAGTAGCCAAGAAAACAGCAAGACATAGAAAATAATACTTGACATTCTTATAAAAATATGTTATAATAATACTATAATATACAATAGTATGTTATATTAAATTATAAATTAAAGCTGTCCTATAGGGAGAAACAGTGTATGACTGATGTAGAACTAGAAAAATACTATCGTTCATTAGAAGATATGTTCCGTACAGACGGATGGAAAAATCTGTTAGAAGACTTGAAAGGTAGTGCGTTACAACTTAACTCAGTAGAAGCCTGTAAAGATGACAAAGACCTTTACTTCCGTAAGGGACAACTAGTAGTCATGGCTAACCTACTAAACTTACAAGAGCAGATACAAACAGCCAAGGAAGATTACGAGGAAGCAAACGAAGAATGAGAGTTCTCCTTGACTTCCGATGTGACAACGGACATACAACGGAAAGGTTCATAGATTCAGAAACAAAAGAGATACCTTGTCCCGAATGTTCATTAATGGCTAGAAAAGTTATATCTCCTGTTCGCAGTAATTTAGACCCCCATTGTGGTGATTTTTTAGGTGCTACAACCAAGTGGGCAAGAAACCGCGAAAAGCAGATACAAAAAGAACGTAGAGACAACTCCTAACCGAATCTCTACATAATCCACCTCCACAATCATTTATGACGGAGTTTAATAATGGCAAGAATATTAGAAGAGCGTACAGACGTAATCGAAGACCAAGAAACTCAAGAGACTCCAGAAGAGGAGACAACTCTTGAACAAGAACAAGAACAAGAACAGGAAACTACAGAAGAACAAGAAGTACCACAAAAGTATCAAGGAAAGAGTACAGCCGAAATTATACGGATGCACCAAGAGGCTGAGAAACTTTTAGGTAAACAAAGTTCGGAAGTAGGTGAACTGCGAAAGGTCGTTGACGATTACATCCAAACACAACTCTCAGAACAAGCACCGCAACAAAGTGAACCAGAACAAGAAGAAATAGACTTTTTCTCAGAACCCGACAAGGCAGTCGCAAGGGCTATTGATAATCACCCTAAGATAAAGGAAGCTGAAAAAATCAGCAACCAGTATCGTCAGTCAACAGCTATGGCTGAACTGCAAAGACGACATCCAGATATGAATGAAATCTTGCAGAATAACAAGTTTGTTGATTGGATTAAGGGTTCTAAGATTAGACAACAGCTTTTCGTACAGGCAGACCAACAGTATGATTACGAAGCCGCTGATGAACTTTTTACTTTGTGGAAAGAGAGACAGCAGGTAGTTAGTCAAACTGCCGCCACTGAAAAGACTGAGCGTAAGAAGGCTGTCAAAGCCGCTAGTACAGGTAATGTACGAGGCAGTGGAGAACAGTCAGCTAAAAAAGTCTATAGACGTTCTGACATTATTAAACTTATGAAGGAAGACCCAGAACGCTACATGAGTTTGTCCAATGAGATTATGGCGGCTTATGCTGATGGGAGGGTCAGACAATAATAAATTATTTTAGGAGATGGTCAAATGACTGATTCAACTTATCCCGCAACTGGCGGTTTTGTAGACAACACTAGCGCGGCTACTTTCATCCCCGAAATTTGGAGTGATGAAGTAATTGCCGCATATCAAAAAAGCCTTGTACTAGCTAACCTAGTCAAGAAAATCTCTATGACAGGTAAGAAAGGTGACACTCTTCACATTCCTAAGCCTGTTCGTGGTGATGCACACGCTAAAGCAGAGAACACTGCTGTTACTGTGCAAAACGCTACTGAGAGCGAAGTACAAGTAACTATTGACAAGCACTTTGAATACTCTCGTCTAATTGAAGACATCACTGAAACTCAAGCACTTGCTTCTCTACGTCAGTTCTACACTGGTGATGCAGGTTACGCTCTAGCCAAGCAAGTAGATTCTAGCTTGTTTGAACTAGGTAAGTCTTTCGGTGACAATGGTGGCGACTACGTTGGTACTGGTTCTTGGTACATTGATGCCTCAACTGGTCTAACTGCTTATGCCGCTGACACTGTTGCCGCGGCTGATGTATTCACTGATGAAGGTTTCCGTGACTTAATTCAGAAGATGGATGATGCCGATGTTCCTATGGACAATCGTTGCCTCGTAGTACCTCCTTCTATTCGTAACGAAATCATGGGTCTAACTCGCTACTCTTCTAGCGACTTCGTTGATGGTCGTGTAGTCAACAACGGACAAATTGGTAACATTTATGGCATTGACATTTTTGTTTCTTCTAACTGTCCTGTAATTGAAGCCGCGGCTGACAACAGCGCAGGTGGTGACATTAAACAAGCTATGCTGTTCCATAAAGATGCTATGGTTCTTGCAGAGCAACTAGGTGTTCGTTCTCAAACTCAGTACAAGCAAGACTTCCTTGCTACTCTATACACTGCTGACACTTTGTATGGTACTGCTGTTCTGCGACCAGATGCCGCATTTAACCTAATGGTTAATGGTTAATAGCTAACCAATCGGGGGCTTCTTAGGGAGTCCCCTTTTCCTTTCTTTTTTACAACCTTATTCAAGGAATCTTCATGGGTATATTTAGAGGCATAGGTGGTACTGGCAATTCAACAGACGATGGTGTTGTTGATGCAGTAACCGCACAAGCTGTAATAGCCACGAATAAGGCAACCGAAGCGGCTAACTCAGCAACTAGCGCGTATAACTCTGCACAGAGCGCAAGCACCTCTAAAGATACTGCAACTACACAAGCAAACGCGGCACAGACTTCCGCTAACAATGCTTCTGATTCCGCTACTTCTGCGGCTAACTCTTTTGATTCTTTTGATGATAGATACTTAGGAGCAAAGTCTTCTGACCCCTCTGTTGATAATGATGGTGATGCTCTTATAACTGGAGCGTTATACTTTAACTCAACTAGCAACTTGATGAAAGTATATACTGGCTCTGCATGGGCAGATGGTTACAATACATTAGGTAATGTACTTGTACCCTCAAATAACTTATCTGACCTTGATAATGCAAGTACAGCAAGAACGAATTTAGGTTTAGGCACAGCGGCTACTACAGCCTCTACTGACTACGCCACAGCCGCCCAAGGCACTAAAGCCGACAATGCACTACCTAAGTCTGGTGGTGCTATGACAGGGGCTATAACAACTAACAGCACGTTTGATGGTCGTGACGTATCTGCTGATGGTACAAAACTAGATGGTATTGAATCTGGTGCTACCGCAGACCAAACAGCCTCAGAGATTAGAACACTTGTAGACAGTGCCTCAGATTCTAACGTGTTTACTGATGCAGACCACAGCAAACTAGACGGCATAGAAGCAGGTGCTACAGCCGACCAGACTGATGAAGAAATACAAGATATTGTCGGAGCAATGGTTTCTGGCAACACTGAATCTGGCATAACTGTAACGTATGACGATACAGGCGGTAAATTAAACTTTACTGTAGCTAGTCAAACAGATGAAAACTTTACTACTGCTGACCACACCAAACTAGACGGTATTGAGTCAGGTGCTACGGCTGACCAGACTGCGGCAGAAATTAGAACATTAGTAGATAGTGCTACAGATTCAAACGTATTTACGGATGCCGACCATACTAAGCTAGATGGTATAGAAACAGGTGCAACCGCAGACCAAACTGACGAAGAGATACAGGACATTGTAGGTGCTATGGTAACTGGTAATACTGAATCTGGTATTACTGTTACATACCAAGATGCTGATGGTACACTAGACTTTACTGTAGCCTCACAAACAGATAATAATTTTACTGATGCTGACCATACTAAACTAGACGGCATTGAGGCTAGTGCAGACGTTACTGACACAGCTAACGTTACAGCCGCAGGTGCGCTGATGGATAGTGAGTGTACTTCTCTTGCTTCTGTCAAGGCACTAAACCAAGGCGTAGCAACTACTAACAGCCCTAGCTTTGCAGGATTGACTGTAGACACCAACACGCTTTCTGTTGATGCAACTAACAATCGGGTGGGCATAGGAGACTCAACCCCATCTGCAAAACTTGATGTAAATGGTGCGGTGCTTTTACAGGGCGGTAGCTTTAGTGCAGGGATTGACAGCGGAACAGCAGGTATAGTCTTACAGCAAGACAAACCTATATTTAGTAGAGATGTAACTGGTAACTATCTGCGTAATCTTATTAAGCACGACTCCGCAGGTGCTATAGAGATTGGTCAAGGCGGTACATCACTAATTAATGGTATTGAATTAACCGCAGGTTCTTCTGGTGGGATTACAGCAAAGAGTCAAATAATTGCTGATAAAGACACAACAACCTCAACCGCTAACGCTACAATAATAAGTAAAGGTAGTGTTACAACCACTACAGGATACAACCCACAGAACTATCATATTACATTTCAAGATGGTGGTGGTAATACAAGAGGAAGTATTTCATCTAGTCATTTTGCAACAATATATAGTACGTCATCTGATTACAGACTAAAAGAAGATATACAGCCTATAACAAACGCCACAGCAACAGTATTATCTTTAAATCCTTGTAACTTTAGATGGATAAATGGGCAACTAAGAAACAATGGTTTTATTGCACATGAACTTCAAGAAGTTATACCCGAAGCAGTAACAGGTACAAAAGACGGAACATACACAGAAGAGTATGTAATTGAACCTGCTGTAGAAGGTGTATCAGAAGCAGTCATGGGTACTAGAGAATTACCAGAGTATCAAGGTATTGACCAATCTAAACTTGTACCTCTTTTGGTTAAAACAATACAAGAACTAGAGGCGCGTATAACTGCACTGGAGGCTGAATAATGCTTGCTGAACTAGCTATTGCTAACTCTGCCTTTGCTGTAATAAAGCAAACGATAGCTAACGGACAGGACTTAACTAGGGTAGCAAAGCAAGCAACGTCATACTTTAATTCTAAAAGCGAAATAGCTAAGAAAGCAAGCAAGAGTGGAAACAAGTCTGACATGGAAGCATTCATGGCTCTGGAGACTCTAAAGAAGCAGGAAGAGGAACTTAAGGAGTTAATGATATATGCAGGTAGAGCAAACCTGTATGATGATTGGTTACAGTTCCAAGCTGACTGTAAACGTAAACGTAGACAAGAAGAAGTAGAACGTCAACGTAAAAGTATAAAAAATAAAGAGTTAGTAACAAAAATAATTACAGGTGTAGTTGTAGTATTAGTGGCTGTACCATCAATTATAGGTTTAACCTATACCATTGTAGGACTATTTGAATAGGAGGCTCTAGTGTCACAACTAGATGGAATTGCAGAAGAGACTAAACAGGTAGTAGACGTAGCCGCGGCAAGTACAGGAGTTTTAACTCTTGTTGCATGGCTACCGCCTATTGCATCGTTGCTGACGATTATATGGCTTGGACTGCGTATATACGAAAGTGATACTGTTCAGAAACTATTAGGTAAAAAATAATGTTAAACTTAACTTCATTAATCGCCCCTGTATCGGGTTTACTAGATAAATTTATAGAGGACAAAGATAAAAAGAATGCCCTTGCCCACGAGATTGCAACGATGGCTGAAAAACATGCACAGGAGTTGGCGAAGGCACAAATTGAAGTTAATAAGACGGAAGCGGCACATAAGAGTTTATTTGTCGCAGGTTGGAGACCTGCTGTGGGTTGGGTATGTGTCATGGGTATGGCGAGTAACTTCTTGGTTATCCCAGTGGCAAACTTTGCGCTTGCTATGGCTTCATCTACGATTGTGGTTCCAATCCTTGATTTAACCCAGATGATGCCTGTATTAATGGGTATGTTAGGTCTAGGTGCTATGCGTACTATGGAAAAAACTAAAGGCGTACAGAGAGAGAAATAATGGTTATACAAGTTGGTAACTTAAGTCCTTTTGCTAGTCCGTTTGATGCTGACCCTTTTTCCATGACTGAGGAAGAATTAGCAGGTGAGCGTTTACAACCTGTTGAAAATGGGTTAGTAGAGGAAGGAACTTTAGGTACGGCTTTTGATTTATCAACAACTGTAACTAACCCCGATACAGGCATCACAGCTTTTCAAAGCACAATCAGAGAGCAAGACTATGGTGAAGCCCCTGTATATACTGATTCTGATATAGCCTTAAATAACTATTTGGACTTCTATAATAGAGTACGAGAGCAACAAGAGTTTACTGACAGTGTATATAACTACAATCAATATGACCCTAGTGATTTTGCTCGTATGGGTTTTGCAGGGGCAAGGGCTGTTTCAGATAGAGCAGGTGTTGACGTAGTACAGGACTTCTTAACTGAAAACGAAGTGCCTCTATCTAAAGAGATAAATGGTCAAACCTTTTACTTAAACACTGGTATAGGAACGCCAGAGTCTTATGGTGCTAGAGGTGATGGTGAGTATGTCAACCTTGGTGGCGTGGGTACATACAGCACAGTATTTGTTGAAGACCCTTCTGGTATTGAAAGGGCTTTGACTAACCCTTTAGTAAGCACACTACTTACAGCCGCACTGCCCCCTGTTATTCGTAACGCAATTACAGTAGCAACGGCTGATGACCCTGTAAGAGCCGCTGTAGGTATGCTAGGCGGTCAGTACGTTAATGATGCACTGGTTGAAGCAGGAGTAACTGGAGCAACTTTAGGGCTATCTCCAGAGCAGTTTGAGTCTGCTATAAACTCTACTGTAGAAGGTGTGGCTCAAGGTGAAGACCTTGGTGAGGCTGTTGTAAGCAGCTTTGGTAAAGAAGTTGTAAGTAATGTAGATATAGACTTACCAGAATTTGACATAGACTTACCCTCTTTAGGTCTTGACATTGACACGCCAGAGGCTATAAAACAACTAGAAGATGTTATTAAAGAAGGTGGTTCTGCTGTAGAAGATATTATACGAACAGGAGGAGAAGTATTAGAGCCTGTGGTACAGCCTATAGTAGATGCCGCAAGCGATATAGGCAGACCTATAGAGGATGTGGTTAGAGAAGTAGGGTCAACCGCAGAGGACATTGTAGAGCCGTTTAAAGACACCTTAGAAGATGCTTTAGGCGGTGTAGACCTTTCTTCATTAGCAGGTATAAACATGGATGGTACATATAGACCGCCTGTTTCTAATATACCTACACAAGTAGAAGAACTGTTCGGTAAAGAACTATTTAAATTTGAAACAGAAATTGGCATTTCACCAGAATACTTTGAGTACGAAGAGTTTTATGATAACGACTTAATGCCAAGAAGACAACAACCAAGGATATATTCATTCTAATGACTTACTTACAACTTGTAAACAGCGTACTACGCAGACTAAGGGAAAACGAAGTAACTACTGTTGACCAGAACTCTTACTCTAAACTTGTAGGTGAGTTGGTTAATGATGCTAAACGTATCGTAGAAGATGCGTGGGATTGGTCAACACTAAGAGACACACTGACTGTAGACACAGTAGCAGATACATTTAGTTATGCACTATCTGGTACTAACTATCGTTCTAAAACCTTAGATGTAATTAACGACACATCAGATGCTTTTATGAAACAGGCTAGTTCCTCTTGGATGAACAAGGCTTACTTGATTGAGACACCCCCAAGTGGTTCTCCCTTCTACTATTCTTGGAACGGAGCAAACGCTAGTGGTGAACTGATTGTAGATGTGTACCCAAAGCCCGATGCTGTATATAGCTTACGTTTTAACTTGGTACAAAGAACAGATGACTTTACAGACGACACTGACACACTATCTGCTCCCTCTGCTCCTGTTGTGCAGTACGCAACAGCGTTAGCCGCTAGAGAGCGTGGAGAGACAGGCGGTACTAGTGCGGCTGAATTGTTTGCATTAGCAGATGCTACATTAGCTGATGCAATAGCTTTGGATGCCGCAAGATTTCCTTCTGAAACTATTTGGACTTATAATTAATGGCTCGGAAATTACAGAACATTACAATCCAAGCTCCTGCTTTTGCAGGTCTTAACACACAGGACTCACCAGTAGGTCTGGATGCTTCCTTTGCGGCTATAGCTGACAACTGTGTTATTGACCGCTTTGGTCGTGTAGGTGCTAGGAAAGGTTATACAGAGTTGTCAACCAACGGCTCTAGTGTATTAGGCAGTAGTCGTGGTATTGAAACTATATTTGAGTTTGTAGACAAGAGTGGTGACAAACGTATTATATCAGCAGGTAATAATAAGATATTCACAGGCACAACCACTTTAACTGATGTCACACCTACTGGTTATACTCCTACGGCTAACAACTGGAAAGTAGTTAATTTAAATGACCATGTGTATATGTTTCAACGAGACCATGAGTATGTATTAGGTACAGACCACGGTGGCTCGTTTGTAATGGAGGAACACTCAGCACACTCTCATGCTACAGGTACTCCACCAGAGGCTAATGAAGTTCTAGCGGCATACGGCAGACTATGGGCGGCTGACGTTACAGGTAATAAACATACTGTATATTTTTCTGATACATTAAATGGACACCATTGGACAGGCGGTACTTCTGGTTCATTAGATGTAACTAGTGTATTCCCTAATGGACACGATGAGATAACGGCTCTAGCGGCTCACAATGGCTTTCTAATCATCTTTTGTAAGAACTGTATACTGGTGTACTCTGGTGCTACTAGTCCTGCTTCTATGACTCTTGTAGACACTGTAGAAGGCGTTGGTTGTATAGCGCGTGACTCAGTACAAAGCACAGGTACGGACATACTGTTCTTATCTAAAGATGGTGTACGTTCTTTTGGTAGGACTATACAAGAAAAGTCTATGCCTATGCGTGACATTAGTAAGAATGTGCGTAATGACTTATTAACTTTTGTTGACCAACAGACTAATCCTATTAAGTCTCTGTACAGCCCAGAGGAAGCGTTCTACTTACTAACGCTACCAGACAGCAACACAACGTACTGTTTTGATATGCGTACTGCTTTACCCGATGGCTCACAGAGAGCAACAACGTGGTCGGACATTACGCCCCTGTCATTAGCTAGGCTGACTGATGGTACTATATACATAGGTAAGAGTGATGGAATTAAAACCTACACTGGTTACTTAGATGAATCCTCTACTTACATTATGAAGTACTTTAGTAACCCAATGGACTTTAACAATCCTTCTAACTTAAAGTTTTTGAAGAAGTTTAACTTGACAGTTATTGGTAGCGTAGCGGCTACAAGCGTATTAAACTGGGGATATGATTATACAACAGGATATTCCAAGCAGTCTTTTACATCTGGATTGACAGATACTACACTGGCTGAATACAACGTAAGTGAATACAATTCAACAGCAGAGTATTCTACTGGTGTTGAAATACAAATACCAGAGGTTTCTGGTACAGGTAGCGGTACAGTAGTGACTGTAGGTGTTGAGTCTACAATCAATGGTGCGCCTTACTCTATACAAAAACTTGATATACACGCTCTATTAGGGAGATTAATATAATGTCTGATTACACTAAGACAACTAACTTTGCGGCAAAGGACTCACTCCCTTCTGGCAACGCGGCTAAGGTTGTAAAGGGAACTGAGATTGACACTGAGTTTAATAACATAGCAACAGCAGTAGCTACTAAAGCAGACACTAGCACAGTGACTACTAAAGTACCTCTTGCAGGTGGAACAATGACAGGCAACCTTGTCTTTAATGATAACGTTAAAGCCGTCTTTGGTACATCTAGTGATGGTCTTGAGATATTCCACAATGGTAGTGACTCTGTTATAGCTGACACTGGTACTGGTATACTTAAGTATTCTAGTGGTGTTGATACAGTTTACGGTACTGTACTAAAAATAGAAAACACAAGTAGCACATCTGGAAGTGGTGCATTCGTAGAACTAGAAGGTGCATTAACAAGCAGTAATCCTAAGATTGGTACAACAAGCAATTACTTAAGTTTTTATACCAATGGTAATATTATGTTTAGGGCAGGTGGTGCGGCTAGTGGTTCTGCTTCTGATTTACAAAGAAGAGTATCCTTTTATGACCATAGCGGTACTTTAGGTGGTGGTATTATTACTGGCTCTGGTGCGCCAGAAGGAAGTATCAGTGCCATTGTAGGAACATTATATCTTAGAACAGATGGTGGTTCTGGTTCAACTTTATATGTAAAAGAGTCGGGTGACGGAACTAACACTGGTTGGGCGGCTAAATAATTCGGGGAGAATATTAAAATGTCAGTTTTTCAAGACACTATGAATGCCATAATGAGTGGTGGTGTAGGTAACCAACTGCTTACTGGTGCAGGTAACTACTTTCTTGGTCAAGAAAATATACAAGATGTAGAAAGACTAGGTAGGCAGTCACAGGAACAGCTTAGTGCTTTAGGTCAGCAAATAGCTGAACAAGCAGAGTTCAGACCTTTTACTGT